GCGAGTCTGAACCGTTACGGCCGAAGCGCGTCTCGGACTCGGACCGCAGGCTATTCATGCGCTCGTAGGCGTCGCGAACGCGCCGCGCCGCTCCCTGATGTGCGGTCAGCGCGTCGTCATGCGCCCGCTGCGCCGTCGCTACCTCGGCCGCCTTCGGATGCCGGAATGGGTTGAGACTGAGCGCACGCTCGTGCAAGGTATCCAGATGGTCCTTGGCTGCGCGGTACGTCTCAAACCGCTGCGAGGCCTCGCCGCGAGCAGCCGTCATTTGCGCGCGTGCGCTGCGGATGCTATGGGCCATGTTGGAGCGCGCCGAGGGAGAACCGCGCTTCATCTCGCCGTCACCACCGCGCCGTGACCGGCCGCCGCCAACTCGCTCGCCCGCACGCGGCCCGCGTGCATGCTCTGGCTCATGCCCACCATGCCCACGCAGCCCTTCACCCACATGGGAATGCATCCCATGCTCGCCGCCCTCGCCATAGCGTCCATGCGCCTGCCGCTGGTAGGGGTTGTAGAGCAGCTGGCGCCCATGCGCTTCGGCTCGCTCCACCGCGTCGATCAGCCCCAGGCTCTCCAGCGCATCGGAGAGCAAAGCGACCTCGGAGAGCGACGATGCACCACCACCGCCATCCCCGTCCGCGCCGCCATCGGCGCCCTCGTCGGTCGCTGTCCCATCACCGGCGTCATTCTGCCCACTCTGGGGCTGATTCTGCCCACGCCCGCCGGCGTTCTTCCCACCTGACAGGTCATTGCCCCGCGGCCGCTTGCCGTTCGCGTCGGGCTGCCCGCCGCTCGGATTGGTCGTGTTCACCGCCGACTTCGGCGCCATCGGCGCGCCCACCAATTTCCGCAGCCAGTCCTCCAGCTGCGGATCACCGTTCAGGTACGGCAGCAGCGCCGTGATGTCGCCCATGTCCAGCCGACGGACCGAGCCACCCGTCAGCTTGGGATAGATCTTGACGCCGCGGAAGTTGTAGTTCACGAGCTGGGGGATCAGCTCCGCGTTGAACACGCCGCAGATGTATTCGAGCACGCCCTGCAGCGTGTCGTAGAAGGTCCTGACGAGCACATCGGCCAGCGCGAACGTGCCGGTCTCGTTCGAGCCCATCGAGACGAAGGACGCCAATACCGCCCTGGCGATCTTGTCGTCGTGATGGTGGATGGCGAACTCGATCTCTTGCCCCTGGCCGCGCTGGATGCCCTTGGGGAACTCGACGCTCGACCCATGCGGCACCACCAGGCCATTCGAGTCCGCCGTGCGAATATTCTTGATCTGCTCGAAGAGCGCGTTGGCGTCTTCGGTGGAGTTGGCCAGCGGGCCCAGCATGCCGATCGGCGGCATGAAGGTGTGCTTCTCGATGCCGATGCCCTGCAAGCGATAGAAGACGTCGAGGTAATACCAGTGCTTGTAGGCGGCGCGCAGCACGCTCCAGCCGTCGTAGTTGGAGCCTTCCTGCCGGTTGACGAACAGCAGCAGCGCGTCGGCGTGGATGTCCTCGTAGACGATCTGCCAGTTCTTGAAGCCTCGCTGCTGCACCCCGGCGAGCTGGTTGTCGGCGCCCGGCCACCAGCGCCAGAGCGTGCGCTGCAGAATCGGCTCTAGCCGGGCCAGCTTGACGAAGCCCTCGTCGTCGATGCGCCACCACTTGGCGAAGACGCTGAACCCGAAGGGCAGCATCGTCAGCACTTGCTGGATGATGCTTTGCCATGCCTGCCGCACCGTCCGGCCCTCGGTCGTCACATAGACCAGGTCGTCGAAGAGCGCGCTCTTGATGAAGCTGGCGATCTCGACGTCGGCGGGGTCGTCGGAGGCGGGGGTGATGTCCCAGTCGGCGCGCTCGATGGGCAGGTAGAGCATCGTGAGGATGGCCGCGACCTGGGCGTCCGTGCGGCGCATTTGCTCGTAGACATCGATGGCCGCGCGCCAGTAGAAGTCCTCGTTGTACTCCTGCGTCTGCGCGATGATGCCGCCGAAGATCTGCGTGCCGGTCGAGCCCACCGCCTTGGTCGTCGGCGGTTTCTGGTCGGCGTTTTTGCCGCTTTTCGGCGCCCCACTCATCTGCTTGGGGTCGGGGATGGGCTGCTCAGGGCGCGGCGTGAAGCCGGACGCGGACGTGCGGTTGTAGGCGTCGGTGATGGCGCTACGGCCCGTCTGCAGGCCACCTTGCGAGCTGTAGCGGCCAGTATCGGCGAGCAGCACGCGACCGCCCCAGCCGCCTTCTGAGAAGCGCTGGGGGGCTACAACATCCGTGTTGTATTCGCCGTCGCGGGGATCTGCCATCCTTGGCCGGTCCGCCTTTATTTACTGAGGAGTTTGACCACGTAGTCGATCGCCACCAGCCCGACGATGGTCAGGAAACAGGTCGCCATGAGCCCGACGGCGAAGAGTGCGTCGGGTGAGAGTCGGCCGGGGCGCTGGTCGTTGCCGCCATCGTCGAGCACATCGACGATTTCGTCCTTGTAGATGCGGCCCTCGCAGCCACACGGCACCCGCATCAGGTAGCAGCCATCCGCGTCCATAGGCGCGAGCACGACCGCCTCGTCCTGGAGGGGATAGCCGTAGTAGTCGACCAGCACCCGCGTACCCGGTTGCAGATCCGTCGGCCCCTCGTAGAGCTCTGGCTCGTCGTCCATCAGCGCACCTTCGTGGGCGTGGGTGTCGCCGCCGGCGCGTCGTGGCATTCCTGCTCAGGGATGAGCACCATGCTCGTGTAGCAGATGGTCGACTTACCCGACGGGATGCAGTGGACCTGCGGGATGTAGATGTAGCGCCCGGTGTAGTGGCAGATCTGCTGCTTACAGCCGACGGCGAAGAGCGCGAGGGCCAGCGCCAGGACGGCGAGCACCTTCCGCATCACTCCACCTCCAGGCGTGTCCGTACGCCATGGCGCAGATCCGCCGTACACGCTGCGCACGGATTGAGGCTGGCCAGCCGCTGATACTTCAGCTCGGTGCTGTGCCCGTCCCACGGCTGCCCGTAGACGCCCAGCGCGATACGCGAGTGCGCCGCTTCCGCCTTGGGGATGTGCCAGCTCACCTGGCCCGCTGGCGTCGAGACATACAGCACGGGCCAGTCGGCATCGGCATCCTGGTCGAGCCCGTAGCCGGCGCGGTATCCCAGCGCCTGCATCGCCGTGGCGAAGGCGACGGCCAGCGCGTTGCGTTCGGTGTAGACCGCATCGAGCTTGGCGTCCGCCTCCTCATGCTCACGTCTGGTCTGCTCGCGCTCCTCGTCGATCAGGCGGCGCAGCGTCTGCGCTTCCCACTGCCAATCGCGAGCAAGCGCGAAGTCACCGCCATCCTCAACGCCCTTCGCCTCAGCAACCGTGTTCAGCAGGACGTTCGACGGTTGGGCGCCAGCTTGGCAGCACTTGCCCTCGCGCCAGTTGATGCAACGGCAGACGATGTTTGGCATGCCTTGGAGCCCCCGCTTCCTTGACGTTTCTCGTGAAACACCTACACGCCGCTTAGCTGAACGTCACCGTCACGCCCGGATTGGCTGCGTTGCCCACCGCGACGATGCTCGTGCCGCAGGGGATCTGCACGTCGAGCACAGTCCCAATCGCCGGGCTTGCCGGCAGCCCCGCCACCGTGGTCGCGCCGTCCTGAAACACCATCGGGTTGGTGCCGGTCGCCGTGACGATGATCTTGCAGAGCCGGCCGGCGCTATTCTTGATGGTCGTGTTGGCCGTCGTCGCGGCTGGAATGACGGCCCTCGATGTGCCGCCAGTGGTGGTCTGCACGTTGTTCTGCGCATCGACACCGGCGCGATTGACGCCGGCGTTATCGGCGAGCTGTACGAGCTGCCCCATGTCTATGCCATCCCCCTAGAACCTCTTCTCCATCAGCCGTTGCCCGCCGTAGACCGGGCCGCTCAGCTTGCCGTCGCTTGTGTTCGCCTTCGTCCGCTCCACAAACGCATGCGCCAGGTGCAGACCCGCGCCGGCGTTGGTCAGCCCCCAGGCCGTCAGCCCTAGCGCCATGATGCAGTCGTCGGGCAGTCCTTCCGGCACCTGCACGCGCTGGCGCCCCGTTGCCCCCGCCGTGACATACTCCGCGCTCTTCAGCTCGTTCACCAGCTGCGCGATGGGCGGGAAGGAGATCTCTTCCGTCTCCAGGCAGACCATCAGGTTGTTGAGCAGCTGCTCACGTGAGGACTCGGTGAACTTGAACGGGAAGACGCGCAGCCCCGCCTGGCGCAGGAAGTCGAAGATCGGGTCGCCCACGCCGGTCGAATCGAGCATGATCAGCGCGTCGTTCCACGTCACCGCGAGCTTGGCGATGCGCGCACAGGTGATGGGCCAGTCGCACCTATTCCACCTGTCCCAGGCCACCACCTGCTTCGTATGTTCACCACCGACGCCGGCGACGAACGCGACAGTCCAGTCCACGGACTTGGCCAGGTCCACGCCGATCACGAAGCGGTTGGCGTGCGGCGGGTGCGGCGGCCGCGCGACAAACTGCCCGACGGCGCAGGCGTCCACGTTGCGGAACGCGCCGCCGCCATCGTCGAGGTACTCGGCGCCGATCTCCTGGCGGAAGACGCGCTCGGGCAGCGTGCGGAAGAGGGAGATGATCTCGCTCCACTCGATGAACGGATTCTCCAGCGGGTGCGCCTTGCGCTCGATGTCGCCGTTCTCGTGGAGGATGTAGCCCAGTGTCGGCGCCTGGAAGTGCGCGACCTCTGGATCCTCGTCGGCGAGCGCGGCCATCACCTGGCGCCAGACGTGGTTACGTCCCTTGGGCGTGTACCCGAAGTCGGCCCAGCCGCCGGTGTCCATCAGCATCGGCCGGACGACTTCGGTCCAGCCCTTCTCGCGCTGCTCACTGTACTCGTCGAAGGTCGCGCCAGCTGACGTATAGCCGCGCGCCGTGTCCGGGTCTTCCATCGAGAGGAATTGCTGCTTGCCGCCACCCGGCAGCACGCACGTCATGCGTCCCTCGTTGAATGTGCCCACTGGCGGCGGCACCATCTTCAGCAGCTCGTCCCAGGCGATGCGCGCCTGTTTGTAGGTCGGCGCGCACCACAGGTACGTCTCTGGCCGCTCGATGGCCTCTTCGACCTGGCGCGAGAGGTTCATTGTTGTCTTGCGCCAGCGCCGGCCAGCGCACACATACGTAAAGCGCCGGCGCTGGCGCTGCACGTGCAGCTGGCCCGGATGCAGCCCTGGCAGGCGAATATGGTAGTCTCGCGCCGTGCCGTTGGACTTATAGCCAGCGGGCATCTACTCGCCATCCTCGGCCGCGGAGATCTCCGCCTTGCCCAGCGCCCGCCAGTCATTCACTCGCTCGATGCGGATCTTGACCGTGCCTTCGTGCCTCACCTGATGCAGGTTGCGCCCGTACTGCTCCGGCCAGCGCCGCTCCAGAATCCACGCCGCCGCCTGCCATGCGCCCTCGCTCGCCGCCGCCTGGATCTTGCCCAGCAGCAATCGTGCGGCATCACCCTCGGCCGCTTTTATGGCCTCGGAAAAGTCGGGGATGGCCTTACGCCACTCGTTGAAGGTGTCGTAGTGGATGCCGCCGGCGGCCGCGGCGTGCTCATAGGTCGCGCCGGCTTTGATGGCGCTGACGATCGCCGCGACGGCGACCTCGTTGTACTTGCTCGGCCTGCCGAGAGATGGCGAAGGGGCGGCCTGGTCGCGTCCCTGCGTTCCAGCCCCGCCCGCGCTATCCTTGCGCTGCTTCGCCGCCATGTCGCCCCGCTCACATCGTGGGCCTCCCGTCGTGCGCGAGCTGCCCAGAATCCCATACGCCTATCAAGGGCGGTCGCGGCTTTCACACCGGCCATGGTGCCCTACACGAGTTCGGCGTCCCTGCCACCCACATGCATGTGCATCCCGAAGGATGCGGACAGATGCAAGTGTAGATGGTCGGGACGCCGATGTCATGGCTTTTTGTCGCGTCGTTGTCGTGCCGGTGTGCTGCGTTTGTCCTATCGGCCGAGCAGCTTCTTTTTCGCCCTCGGTCGTCTCGATCGAATGACCTCAGCGCAGCCGCCGGCGACGGACATCACCTGTCCAGCCTTGGTTCGCATGCGAGTAGGCGCCTCGCAGTACCAAGCATCATCTACCTGGATCGTGGCCATGTGCCGACACCCGCGCATCGCACAGGGCATGATCAGCCTTTCCTCAGTTGCTCGGCCAGCTTGCGCCACTCCTCTCTCTCCGTGCGCACCTGGCCGAGGTAGCGCAGGATCGGCAGGTACATCGCCGGCGGGATCT